TTTCTACTGATTTTAGAGTAAGCGACGGTAGAATAGTTGCGGCTCTTGCTGAAAATCAAGATGACCCGGATGCAATGGTATGTGTTAGTTTTCATGATTTTATTCCAACTGGTGTAGATGATTTAAAAAATACTGCAAAAGTTCCAACTACCGCAGTATTCTATACTATATGGAGTTATAAAGCAGGTAAAGGAGCTGAATTATTAATTCGTGCAGTTAAACAAATTCAAGAACAATATCCAAGTGTTAATAGATTTGTAACACTAAGCCCTAAGACTAATATGGCACGTAGATTTCATTTAAAAAATGGTGCAATTGTTTTCAGAGAAAATATCGAAACTATAAATTACGAATACACTGATGTAGCAAATAATATGAAGGAATAAAATGAGCGAAGAAAATCCGCAAGTTGAGTTGGATGAAGAAGAATATGAAATTTGGCAATTTGAGCATAGCATTAATCTTGCACAAGAGTTTATCGATGATATATTATTCCCTCAAATAGATGAGTTTGAATGTGAAAATGAAGATGAAAAGTATGTCGATGGAACTTTAACTTTTGGATTATTTTGTGAATTAGTTATTAGGTTGGGAGAAATGGGATATACTGAAGAAGAACTTAATGCCCATATTAAAGAATATGTAAATACATCTATAGGACAAGTGATTCATTAATGCCAAATATTAGATTTATATATGAGAACGATGATTATAAACTTAGTAGAGAAACAGTGGTTTCAAAAGTTTGTAATATTGTTTCTACCTTTTTAGATTTACCTATAGAAATTCAAATTAGATTTGCTAATTTAGGTCCATCAGTATATGGTAATACTGCATTAGATAATAGATTTAAAAATAGAATTAGTATAAACACCAGTTTAACTGACGAAGAAATAGTTGAAATATTAGTGCATGAATTAATCCACCTGTATCAAATACATACTGGATTATTATCTGTTACCCGATCTGGATCTTATATTTGGAAAAAGCGTTCATATAAAGTTGATAGTTATTCTTTTGGAGACTATAAACATTATTCACAATTACCATGGGAATTAGATGTTGAACAAAAACAAAAACCGCTTTTATCCGATGTGCGTAGATACTTAGAGAAAAATCAATAATTGGTTACTACTTTAGTACTACATTTTTAAGAAACAAAAGTACTCATTTTGCCCCCTCAGGGGCTTCAAAATCGCTAGAGGATTCAGGAACGCACTCTGATACACTTCTAGCGATTTTTGCCAATATTTGACAATAAATGGATTTTCTGCTATACTGTAGTTACAGTAGATAGTAACCCCCGAGAAAGGAAGACGATATGGCAGAAGTCAAACTAAGTGGTGTGTATAAAGTCACTGTCACCGAATATGATTGTGGTGTGCAACGTGTCGATGAGCGTGATACTCGCTTCTACACTACACTGGAAGAAGCCCAAGCCTACAAGGCACACTGGGAAACAGGTGGCGACCGTGAATGCTACTGGAGAGCAGAAATCACAAAAGTAAACTAAAGTACTATATACCCGGATTTGACAATAAATCGTTTTGGGTATATAATACACGTATGAATAAAACAAATGACATTTTGCAGTGGGTAGGGGTAGTTTTCATCGTAGCAGGTCACATCCTGAACTCAATGGGTAACATGGATCCCTACAACATCGTAGCATTCAGTTTTGGAACTGTATTCTTCCTTACATGGGCTTACAGGGTCCGCAACAATGCACAAATGGTAGTCAATGTCGTTTCTGTTATTATCTGTTTGCTTGGCTTGTACCGAGCATTCTAAGGTTGACAATAAATCAATTTGGGTATATAATACACTTATGAACTCGAAAATCAACCGCAAACGTAGAACTGATCGTAACCAAGTAATTTACTTTATCCAAGATACAGTAACACTTGAGTACTATATCGGTCTGACTGCATTGTCATATAAAGGCAATGTGTTTTTGACACTACGCCGTCGTATGCAAAAACATATGCAACGGGCTATGACTGAAAACAAAAATTGGGGTTTGAGTCGTGCCTTGCGTGAGCGAGGCGCCGAGCGTTTTGTATTTGGTACCTTAGAAGTTGTTCGAGGCAAGCGTCCTGCACATGAGCGTGAGACACTATTGATTAACACCCTGCAACCTGCACTGAATACATTCGGTGTAAAAGGTTGACAATAAATCAATTTGGGCATATAATAGAGTCTTAGACAGTCAAACAACGGAGCAAAAAATGTCAGGTGCATTCTTCTACATTGAATACAAAAATGGTTCAGTCACCCAGATTGAATTTAAGACAGCCCAAATGGCTCGGAAAGCATACAACCTGTATGAAAAAGAACCCGAGGACAATGCTAAGGGTTGGGGTTGGGATACTAAGTATGAGAACCCTACATTGTCTCAACAAATCCGTGCTAAAAAAGCAAACAAGGAACCAGCATGAACGAACGAATTAAAGAACTTGCTAAAGAGGCTGCAAGAGAGATGAACGAAACTGGGACTTATTCAGAACCCAAATTTCAGGAAAAGTTCGCCGAGTTGATTGTTGGTCATGCTATTGAATGTGTGCGTGATGTCCTGCGTGATGAAAATTCAGATTTGAGTTATGTGGCCGCATCACAGGTGCAGAAACGAATTAGAGAACATTTCGGAGTTGAAGAATGACTGAAATTATAGCACTGATTTGTCTGGTAGGACCAACCATTGTCGTACACTATTTGGGTAAATTTTAAAATTTAAGGAATATAAAATGATGCAAGCTATTACAAATTTGGTTATCGTCATGTTGCCTGTCATTGTGATGGGCCTGGCAATCATCATCAAGGATGGATTTTAGTATGAGAGATGGATATGGAGTATGTCCTGTTTGCAATGGGACCTGTCAAGTTGAATTGACAGAGCAAGAGAAAAGTTATTCTTGGAATAAAGATAAGACACATAGACCTTGTCACAATTGTGGTGGTCAATACATGTATGGATCACCTAAAGGTGAAGTCAGATTAAACACCGAAGGTGTACCTTGCAAGCATAGTTATACAAGCCAGTCAGACGGAAGATGTTTAACTGGATACACTTGCAAACACTGTGGTGATCGTTACCAAATTGATTCAGGTGATTAATTAACAATATTTGCCAGGACTCATAAATAACGATATGAGTCTTTGGGAAAAATATGAATTGACAGTTAAGAAAATTCTTGCTATAATTGTAGCAATAGTAGTCCTTGGTTGGATGCTTCAGGAAGAACCTGAAATTGAAGAACCAGTTATTACTATTAGTTATAAATGTGAGATATTATTACGGTTACCAACTGTTACGGAACATGTCAAAAAACAATGTATTAACCTACTGAAAGACAATTATGAAATTGAACCAGATTAACGAAGCAATGAATCACCAAATAACCGGTGGCTCTGAATATCAATGGCAATGCTTTCCCGATGCACGATTCCTAGACTATGAAAGTGAATACGCCCACGTTTCAATATTGTATAGTACAGTCGATCAAATTGTATATCAAGCTGATGTATCTGTTAAGAGTGATGCATGGGAAGAAGACAAATCGCCCTATCGCTGGACAAACCCTGTGTTTAAAGATGTTTATTTGGATGAAGCAAAAGAACGTGGTGTTGATCCCGATCAAGCATGGGATGATGTTAAGTGGGTTGACTTGGATGTAGAAAGTGACTTCCTGGAAAAAGCAAAAGCAATGTTCAACGGTGAAGAATTTGATACACGGGTGCAAGTAGAAGTTGATTTGGATGATGCTACTATCTTAAAACTTTCTATGGAAGCACATAAGCGTGATATCACACTAAATAAGATGGTAGAGATTGTATTGCAAGAGGCAATCAACCATCATCGTGTCAACGGAACATTAGGCTGATGCGTTATATAAGTGTAACAGGAGATCGTTATGAAAAAAATTCTAGTAGCATTGTCACTTTTGGCGTTAACCGGCACATCAATGGCACAACATTATCATGGTCACGGCTTTCGCCATCATAATTATCACGGACCGCGTGTAATTTACCGTGACAATTGGGTGGCACCTGCTATCAGTGCGATAGTTATCGGAGCCGCTCTCAATGAAGTATACCATCGTAATCAACAAACACAAGTAGTTATTCAAAATTCTACTCCAATTGGGCAGATGTGTACTCCATGGACAGAGACGCAAAATCATGATGGTACTATAACTCGCACCCGAACTTGTCAATAAGCTGTAACCAAAAGCCTTGTATTTTTTATTTGTTTGTAATATAATGTACAAATGAATATTAAACAAGGCTTTGTCTCAACAGTTGAATGGATCAAAGAAGACTATCAATCTAATCAGATACGATTTTTTTTAGAAGCTATCGCATGGATAATTAGTATAGGGTGTACGATAGCAGTAGCGGTGTACGCACCCTATCCTCCTATGTTTGTATTATATCCTTTCTTCATTTTTCAATGTGCAATTTTTGCATATTGTGCTTGGACAAGAAATAGTATGGGAATGTTTGCCAATTACCTTCTCATATCTACAATCGATTTAATTGGTTTGATTAAAATTTGGGTGATGCAATGACAAAACGATGGATAGTACCTATCAAAGAGGATGCAGTAACAGGTGACGGCATTATTGAATTTCCTCCTGAAATGCTAGAAGAAGCCGGATGGAAAGAGGGTGATGTTCTTGATTGGACTGATAATAAAGATGGAAGTTTTACGTTGACTAAAAAAGAAACACAATGGGTGTTAGTTGAAGCAGTATCAACTTTCCGTGAGCGTTATATGGTTGAAGTTCCAATTGGTACTGACAACTATGGTAAAGATAAAAAAGATTGGGCACTTGATACTGTCACAATGAATGATGCAAAGTCGTTTTCGTCTGAACATTTAGGCGAACAGATTGTTTCTCATAGGGTCATCAGTATGGATGAAGCATTAAATATGTGTGACCAAGATAATGATTATACCAAGTCTTGGGATGAAGAAACAAAAATAAAAACCTTTTTTACTGAGTGGGAAGACAATGACAAATCTAATTAACAAATATTCAAAATATTTTTCATTTGAAGGTAAGGCTACTAGATCCGAATATTGGGGAACTTATATCGTTTCGTGCGTCTTGTTGTTTTGTTTAATTTTTATTGTGGGTGCATTCTCATTGATAGGATTGCCCTTCATTTGGTTCTTGGGTTGGTTTATTAATTTGTTTTTGTTGTTCGGTGGATTAGCTGTTGCGTTATGGGTATTCATTGCTACCGCAGTAAGACGATGCCGTGACGCAGGAATCAATATTTGGTTTAGTGCAACTATTTTTATCCCGCCCCCAATTGGAATTATTCCTTGGATCGTATTAGGTTGTTTAACATCGGAGAAAAAAGATGAACATTATTACTAAATGGACTGACAAAGATTGGGACAAATTTACTGAATGGCTTAAGGGCATGTTAGCAGTAAGTGAAGGTGTAGTCACATTCACCAAGTCAGACGGCACCGAGCGTGTAATGAAATGTACACTAGTACCAGAACAATTACCTAAAGTTGAAATTAAAGAGGATGCAACGCCCCGTAAAGAATCAACTACAACTATGCGTGTATTTGATTTAGAAAAGAATGAGTGGCGTAGCTTCACCATCAAGAAAGTAAAGCAAGTTAATTTCACTATAGAATAAACATGTTGTTAAATGACACCAAATGTAAAATTTTATAAAATTAAATTTATTAAAGAATTTAATGAACGATGTGATTATGAACGCAATAGATTAATCAATGAAATGATTGATGATGCTACTGATCCTACTATTGTCAAACGTAGGATTAGAATGTTAGAACAACTAACAGAGTATCAATTGCAAATTTACAAAAAACTATCTGATTTTGAAACCGATGATCCTAATGATTTTCTGTCAATACCGTTGAAATCTAGTTGGCGCCAACAGTTTCCCCCTGAACCAACAATAATCACAC